AGTTACATTCTCTCGCTATCCAAACGTATAGATGAACATTTTCATGTATCTCAGAGCGGAAGATGGCGTAGCTCTAAGGGACTTTCTAAAAAAGAACCCAACTGTAAAAGGAATCGAGAAAGAAAAAGAATATTTAGATGCTGGATTGATCGCGCGGGTCTGCTACTCTTTGGAAGTGGAGCTTAACAAACTTTAGTCGGGGAGCCTGATGACCTATTGCAAAGCTAGGTCTGAAAGTTTAGCAAAATTGTAGTAACCCAGATGTGTTCATTCCGCTGGTATTATTACAAAAGACAGGGAGGTCTACGCGAGGTGGCTTACTTATCCCCCGACTCTTTAAATGTTTGTATCGTTATCATTGAGTGAGGCCGCAGGGTCTCTTTTTTGTTGCAATAATATTTTCGGGCTTGCAAACTTACCACTTGCGAATCGTCAGCAATCGCTGATAATGTCAAAGCATCTAAAGTGCTACGGCATAGTTTGTCTATATCTCCTTGTCTCCTATTAGGATATTTAGGCGCTGATTGCTTAGGCTCTCCTTTCGCGTTTAAATGAGATACTGGCCTACTAAACCAGAAAACTATTTCAACGTGAACTGGTTCTATAATTATTTCCTTCACAACTTTCCTTGCTTCCTTCCCAACTGCTTTTTTCCATGCACCTACCCTTTTACACGCTTCAATCATTATTCCGTTTCCAACGTGCCTTTTACTGCCCTGTGGTGCAGCTTCAATACCTTCAATAGTAATTACATATTTCATAGAAAATGAGTTTTATACCAGAAAATACTCCTTTCGTATCTTTGCCAACTGCCCTTAAAGGAAGAATAGACCCACACCAATTAGCGGTGTTATGGGTGCTGCAAAGCTACTACCCGAATATATGGCCTAGTTATAGCACAATCGCAAAAGATGCAGGTATGTGTAGAACTAAGGTTATTCATACTGTTGAACAATTATGCTCGCTTGGCTGGTTACAAAAAGTTTCCAGAGTCGACGAACATGGCCAAAAGACTAATGCATATCGAGTTACAGTTTGGCATGAATGCAGAGTCCCAACACCTCAACTATCCAGTAGTGAACCGCAGTCCATTTCAGCAACTAGTACACCAGATGAACTACCCCAGTGTATCTCAGCAACTAGGGGTGGTGTATCAGATGAACCCGAAGTAAAACAAGTTAAACTAAAACAAAAAACTAAAAAGAAGGGATATTCTGAAAAATTTGAATCTTTTTGGAAAAAGTACCAATCTCAAAATAACAAGTGTGTTTCACAATCTAAGAAACCAGCCTATCGAGAATGGGAACAGCTTGATAAAAAAACACAGGAAAAATTAGAAGATGCACTAGAGGCAGATTCTAGACTCAGAGTCAAACTTATTAGAGATGGGAAATTTGTACCAATGTGGCCTGACTGTTTTCGTTGGATTAAGAATGGACAATATGAACAGTTTTTAGAGTTGCGCAAGCGCCAAACTAAGTCAAGATTAAATCCTATGCTTGCAAACAAACCAAGTAATCAACCCTTTTAACACCATGAAAAACAATTTTTTTGTTGATGGAGTGACTGAACTCCTTAGACCTTTTGCTTCGAGAGATAAAATTTTAAGAAAAAGAAATAAAAAGCATAAAACTATTCTTTCTGAGATAAAAACTATCAAGGAAAAGTAATGAAAAACTATAAAAGATCAGCGATAGATCGCGATGTTACATTCAGACCACCAGTTCACAATTGCTACGCTTGCAATGATACTGGAATCGTACACAACTCAGATGGACTAATTAACAATTACCTTGCAGATTATGATATTACAGAGTCTGGAAAAAGAGTTGCAGGCAGTGATTTAGCTATAATTTGTTATTGTGAAGCCGTCTACCCTAAATATAATGACGAAGCACAACTTACTGGCCATGGTTTTCGAGATGGCGAAGGTAATATAAGAAATAGTGTAGGTATTGATGTAGATAAAGATATAATTAGGCAGCTACATAATATAAGAAAAGATGCTTGGAAAGATACTGCTACATTAATGAGTCGACTAATTCAAAAGAACTTAAAAAATAAAAAAACAGAATTACCCGCAGAAATGCAAGAAATAAAAGATCAATTAGTAAATTTTAAGTTTAAATCGTTAAATTCTTAATTTTACTCTCCTCAGATTGCACTCTGAGGCCTTTGTAATTATTCCCCTATACGTTTCTACCCTTGAAAAAACTACATATGCGCGGGTTATCTTACCGCACCTCCAAAGATTACATTGCCTACGACCCACTACAAAAATGTAATTATAGAATTCTAAACGGAAAGCGTATATGGCTACAGCCGAGACCTAAAGAAGTGTACCTGTCAAAAAGTGAGCTAGACTCAGGGCAGTTACATATCTCGCTATGACCAAAACACCTGAATATCCAGTGTTTCAACCAAAGGATATTAAAGAATCTAGAATAATAGATTTAACTTTATATAAAGATAACCCTAGACTTCATAGTGATGTGCAAATAGAAAGACTTGCGTTATCTCTTACTGAATTTGGGTTTACTAATCCTGTATTAATTGATGACACAGGCAATGTTATATGCGGTCATGGTCGTATTGCAGCTGCAAAAAAAATAGGACTAGAGACAGTTCCTACTATTACACTTTCACATTTAGACGAAGATCAGCGCAGGGCGTACATAATTGCAGATAATCAGCTAGCTCTAAACTCTAGTTGGGACGATGACATTTTGAAACATGAATTAGAGCAATTAATGGAACATGGATTCGACCTATCCTTACTTGGTTGGGGTGACGATGTGCCAACCTTTGCAGACGAGCCTGATTATGGTTCTTTAGACGATTTTGACGACCCTACTAGTGAACTTGCTAATGATGTAATGAAAGCAATACAAATAGAATTTAGACCAGAAGATTATGAAGAGGCAAAAGAAATAGTAGCAGAATCAAGAAAAAAAGGTATATACATAGGCCAAGAGCTTGTAAACGCGCTTAAAAAGTTGAGATAATGAAGTTAACTAAAACTTCTTTAAACGGAGTTAAGTTCTTTTACAGGGAAGGCTACTCAGATATTAAGACTTTCATAGAGGTACTTTCTAACCAATCGTATTTAAAAAAAGGCATGGAAGTCCTTAATAATGAAACTTGGCTCGATTGCGGTGGTAATGTAGGTGCATTTTCACTATTAGCAGCATCAAAAGGTGCGAGCGTAATTACATATGAGCCTGACCCATTTAACTGCGATTTAATCGAAAAAAATGCTAAATTAAATGGTTTTCAGAATGCAATAACAGTTAAACAAGCTGCTTTAGTGCATGATTTTAGGAAAGATACGACATTGTCAATAGCTCAAAATGGTAATGTCTGGCGCAATACCATAATGAAAAAGAAGAGCAACAAGGCTATAAGAGTGCCTTGTCTCAACTTTGATGAACAAGCTGTATTAGCTGATAACTGCAAGATGGATATAGAAGGCGCAGAGATACCGATACTTACACATACAAAAAGTATCTTTAATAAGTTGGTTTATGAATGGAGTTTCGATATTGACCCAATGCTGCCAAAAATATGGAAAGTTATAGAAAAGCAAAAGCTAAAGTACAAAGTTGAAGCACCATATAAAACAATACACTATGAGGAGAGAGATATACAGATTTGGGGTGAAAGCTGGTTTCCACCTTGTATAATGGTTTACTGTTTTAAAAGGTATTAAGAAGGTGTAAGTAGAGTAAATCCTACATTTACACCTTTTACACACAATTACTTTGTGTAAATCGGACTTTACTACTTTTACACCTAGTTACTATGAAGTAAATCAGAGTAAATGAAGCAAAATGACGTCTTACACTCTTTTACACCCAAATAATGAGAGTAAATGAGAGTAAAAAGAGTAAAAAACACAATTAATTCAAATGAACCTGCCTGAACTCATCTTGAACCCTGTAACGTCACCGCTAAAGATAGGCGATAGCGTAAGCGGTATTGAGCCTAACATTCACGAAGATTGCATTCTGATAGATCCTGATGGCACTCCTGTTGGTTTGTTTATAAAAACATTGCCAGACGACTTGCAGAACCTTGTGAATATAGCTGACAGAGAAATACATACTAAGCGCGTGCCAAAATCAGAAATGAAAAGGTCTAGCGGTCTACACAATAAAAAAGCTGAAGTATTGCAATATTCAACTATTCTAGGTTCATGTCCACCTAAACCACATATGCGAAGGCCATACGCTAGTAGATCATCTGTTCACTCAGTTAAGAGCGCTAATACTTTCGTAAAAGCAATGTATGCAGCAGGTATCAAATCTTTTGAAATAGTAAAAAAATATATTCCAACAGTTGCTGAAAGTCATTTGTTCAAGATTAGGCAAAGAATACCAGATAACTGGCGTTTCGCTAATAATTTCAGTTCTACAATCTCTAATTGCAATATATCCGCACCAGTTCATCAAGATCACGCAAACGTAAAAGGTGCTATAAATATGATTATTACCAAACGACGTAATAGTAAAGGAGGTAACTTACACGTACCAGATTACAATGCTACGTTTGACCAGACCGATAACTCATTATTGGTTTATCCAGCTTGGCGCAATAGGCACGGAGTTACACCAATTATACCTACTCATCAAGGAGGCTATAGAAACTCTCACGTATGGTACGCGCTTGACTCTTTCCATAATTTAGAAAAATAGTGAAAAAGAAAGCAAATTCAACTGAAAAAGAATATAGAACGCTAAGAATTGCAGCTTTAATTGGTAAAGGTGCGACTAGGTCAGAATTATTGCGATATACCGCAAACGAATGGGGGTTGAAAGAAAGGCAATCAGACCAGTACATCCAAGACGCCAGAATAGTTCTCAAAAAAGATTTTGATATTGATAGAAGGCAATTTACCGCAGAAGTTTTAAGCCAGCTTTCTAGCCTACAAAAAGAAGCTAGAAGTAACAACCAATTACACGTTGCATTAGGTTGTATTAACTCAATGGCTAAGATCGCACAAATATCTACATGAGCATATTAACTAGAGAAGGATCAGTACTAGATAGAGCTGGCAGTAGTGGTGTTTCTATTAGTACACCCGAACTACTAGAAAAGATAAGAAACGATTTACACGAGCCACAGAGATTGTTCTTTGATAACAGCAGTGTTGAGATATTAGGCTTGTCAGCTGGTTATGGTGCAGGCAAAACTAGAGCATTATGTGCAGTTTGTGTTAAGTTAGCAGCTTTAAACGTAGGTTTTACAGGTGCAGTTATGGAGCCAACTGGTCCATTAATTAGAGATATTTGGCAAAATGATTTCGAGCAATTTTTAGAATATTACGAGATTCCATATACACACAGAGCTAGTCCATTACCTGAATACATATTGCATTTACCTGAAGGCGATACGAAGATACTATGCAGAAGTTTTGAAAACTGGTCTAGAATAATTGGTCTGAACTTGGCCTTTGTATTAGCAGATGAAATAGACACTGTTTCGCCATCTGTTTGCGATAGAGCCTTTCCTAAGATTTTGGGAAGATTAAGAGCTGGTAATGTCAGGCAGTTTTGCGCAGCGAGCACACCAGAGGGTTTTAGATGGATGTGGAATACCTTTGGATCAGAAGCAGCGCAAGAGAGAACGGATAGAATGTTAATCAAGATGAAAACACAAGACAACCCGCACTTACCAGAAGATTTTATAGAACGAATGCAAGCTAACTACGACCCTAGTATGTTGCAGGCGTATCTCAACGGAGAGTTTACTAACCTTACAACTGGTCAGGTTTATGACAGATTTGTTAGAGAAGATAACATTGTAGATACGATTCCAGATATTAGTAACGAGCCATTGAGAATAGGAGTTGACTTCAATATTGGCAATATGAGCGCGATTATCGGAGTAAAGCTAGGAGAAAAACTGTTAGTAATTGATGAAATAGCGTCAGCTCACGATACAGACGCACTTGCACAGGAAATACAGCGTAGATACCCTAATCGTAGGGTTTACGTTTACCCAGACGCTACAGGAGGAAATCGAAGTACTAATGCTACAAAGACAGACATACAAATACTCGAGACCTATGGGTACTCGAACCTTTCCGCTAAAAGCAACCCGCCAATACGAGACAGGGTTTCTGCCGTACAGGGTTTGTTATGTAACGGAAAAGGACAAGTACGTCTACACATATATGCCAGTTGCAAACGCTTAATTGAGTGTCTTGAACTACAAAGTTATACTGAAAAAGGAGAACCAGATAAAGAAGCTGGCTACGATCACATGAATGACGCACTAGGTTACCTAATTTGGCGAGAGTTTAACCCACTTTATGCAAGATCAGGTAAACGAACTGGTGTTAGATTGTATTAATGGATTACACTATGTTTAAAAGATTGGAGTTCTATTGTGTATAGCGCTTACGGAAGAAAATTTACTAGAGAAAGGACAGGATACACAACTGACGTTAACGACCCATCTTTGACTTGGTTTAATCAAGAACCACACTGGCTAATGATTGAGGATTTAGCAGGCGGTACATACGAAATTAGAATGAAACACCGCAGATATTTACCTCAGGAGCCTAGAGAGCAAGACGATGCATACGAAAATAGATTAGCTAGAAGCACTTGTCCACCTTATTTCCAAAGATTAGAGAGAATGCTTGCGGGTATGTTGACTAGAAAGCCTGTAAAACTACAAGATGTCGGCGACGCGCAAAGAGAACAATTATTCGATGTAGATTTGCAGGGCAACGATTTAAACGTATGGACTTACGAAGCTGCACGTAAAATGATTCGTTATGGTCATGTTGGAGTCTTAGTTGATGTACCGCAAGATGGTAACGGCAGGCCATATTGGGTAACTTATACTCCAAGAGAAATACTAGGCTATAGAACTGAATTAATAGATGGCAAGACTACCTTCACACAATTAAGGTTACTAGAGAAGATAATCGAGCCTGAAGGTGATTATGGTGAAAAAGAAGTAGTGCAAGTAAGAGTGCTATATCAAGGTAGGTACGAAATCCACAGAAAAAACGATAATGGCAAGTTTGTCGTAGTAGATGAAGGCGAAACAACATTATCCGAGATACCTTTCTCTGTTGCTTATGCTAATAGATTAACTTTAATGGAATCTAGACCGCCACTAGAAGATATTGCAGAGCTAAATATTAAAGCGTATCAAGTTCAAAGTGATTTAGATAACCAGTTACATATATCTGCAGTTCCTTTACTTGGTTTCTTTGGCTTTCCACAAAGTTCTGAAGAAGTTACAGCTGGACCAAATGAAGCAATAGCTTTTCCAGCAGAAGGCAGGGCAGAATATATAGAGCCAACTGGCAGATCGTTTGATTCTCAGTTCCAAAGGCTAGAACAGCTAGAAAAACAAATCAATGAATTAGGTTTAGCTGCAGTACTAGGTCAAAAGCTAAGTGCAGAGACAGCAGAATCTAAAAAGATAGACAGGTCACAAGGAGACTCAACAATGATGGTAGTTGCGCAACAAATGCAAGATTTAATAGACAACTGCTTAGTATTCCACGCGCAGTTACTTAATACAACAGAGATTGGTAGTAGTTTTGTTAATAGAGACTTCTTAAGCACTAGATTAGAGCCTAAAGAAATCCAATCATTGTTACAACTTTATACAGCTGGAACTATCACACAAAAAACATTATTAGAGCAATTAACACAAGGCGAAGTACTAGGAGATGAGTTTGACGTTGAGGAGGAGATAGAAGCAACTCAGATGGGCGGTTTGATTGATACGGAGGCAGAAACACCAGAGCCTGAAGAAGAGCAAGCTGCAGAGCAAGAGGAAGAATGATAGATGGCTTTGCCAGATGCAATATTTAGAAATGCCTTAGACCTCAATAGGTATAGTAATAAGGTTTCTAAAGACATAGCGCGTAGATTTGTAGATATATGTGTAGATTCTGTTCAACAAATAGCTTCATTAGAAAGAGTAGGACTAGGAGATTCGTACAGAGCTAATAGATTGCGGTCTATAGTGGCGCAGATGGAAAGAAGTCTTAGCGGTTGGAAAAAGTATGCCAATAAGCACGTAATTGGAGAGTTGCAAGAACTAGCTAAAGTAGAAGCTGGTTTTATAGAGAATCAACTAGAAAAATTAGTACCAAGCGCTGCAAAAGCTAATTTACAGATCAATGGAATACAAATTAGCCCTAAGTTTGCAGAAAGTATTGTAACTATTGACCCTACTAAGATTAAATCTAGAGCCGTAGGCCAACAACTAGCTAGATTCTTAGGCGAAACTACATTATCTGATGCTCTAGGAGCAAATATAACTCTGCCTAATGGAAACATAATGCAGCAAGCGTTTAACAGAATCGCTGAAAACTCTGTTCAATTATTCCGAAGTAGCGTAGAAGATGGTTTGCTCGTTGGAGAATCTACTGCACAAATAACACGTAGATTGCTAGGTAATAGCAAGGCCAAAGATACTGCAAATATCTTACAGATGGCACAAAAAGGAGGAATATTAACGACTCCACCTATTAATCAGGTTAGAACCCTAGTCAGAACTAGCATTAATCAAGTCTCTAACACTGCAGCGTTAAATGTGTATAAAGCTAATAGCAATGTAACGAAGAAATATAGATATGTAGCAACTCTAGATAGTAGAACGTCTGCTGTCTGTAGTGCTTTAGATGGAAGGATATTTACCTACGAAGATGGACCAAAACCTCCACAACACTTTAATTGTAGGTCTACTATTGTTCCTGAAATCGACTATGACAACTTGCCTTTTGACCCACCTAAAGGAATTGTAAGGAGAACGTCTGCAGATGGGCTGATGCCAGCCAGCATGAACTATGGCGAATGGCTATTAGCGCAGCCAAATAAGATACAAGCGCAAATATTAGGAGGAAAACTTAATAAAGTCACGAATAAATACGAAGGTGCATTTAGATATTTTCAACGATTAGCTGGCAAAGAAAACGACCCAAGACAAGCACTAGCTAAGTTTGTTAGAGCCGATGGTAGTCGAATAACACTAACTCAACTTAAGGCTAGATATGGTAAACCTGAAAATATCCCGATTGTAACTACTCCTGTACCTAAACCAGCTAAAGTTGCACCTAGAAAAGCACCTAAAGACACATATGCACCTACTGTACAGCCAAAAATTGCAATATCTCGCGGAAAAGATATAGTAGCTGGCAGATTAGCTTCACTAGATGGTTTTAGAAAAGAATATAAGGGTTTATTAAGACAGCACACAGAAGTAAGAGGCGAGATAAGAAAAATATCAGATAAAATGGATACACTTGCTAGAAAGATGAATAGGACAAGAACAAGGGCAGCGTGGCTAGAATTAGACGAGCAAAGAGATATATTAAAAGAATCTCAAAGACCATTTATAAAAAGAAAATTAGAAATAAGACGAGAGTTAGCAGCAATAGAAAAACAGGGGACTTTGCAAATGTTTGAGTTGCGTAAAGAGGCTATAGCCAATTCAACAATAACTAGAGCTGAAGCTAAAGAGGCAATAAAAAATATGAAATTTATAGGTAAGAAAGACAATAGAGACATTATAAAAACTGACCTTGAAGAATTTGCATTAATGTTTAATGGCGGTGGTATTACAAAACGTGGTAGACCAATAAAGTACAGGCCTAATCAGATTGACACTGTGCAAATCGCTAATGGTAGAGCGCATAATACAAGTTCTGGTAGAGGAGGTAGTTTAATAAAAGTACCACCTGAAAGTACAGGATATTTTGGAGAAAATGATGTAAAAGCTACATTATTCCACGAAGCTGCGCATAGTCTCGAAGGTTTCAATGAAAAAAATGCATCATTAGCTATTGCTTTTAGAAATAACAGAGTTAAAAGTCTTACACCAGTTAGTCCAAAAAAACTTAAAGGTACTATTAGTGACGGATATTATTTAAGAGAGGCAGTTTTAGAAGATAGCTTTATTTCTCCTTATGTCGGCAGGCCATATAGGACTTCATCAATGGATACTAACCTTATCCCTAAAGGTGTAAAAGCAGGCGAGATATTTGACGAGGCAACAGAAGTTATTAGTATGGGTGCAGAACATTTCAGCGATCCTGAAAATATGTTTAAGCTATACCAAGCTGACCCTGATCATTTTTATATGATTTTATCCCTTACTCGCACTACTTACTAATGGCTACAGTTATAAAAATCAACGAAGGCGAAGAGACAGCAACAATAACTTTACAATCTAGTCCTAGCTTTGTACGTTTTTCTGGTAGTGAAGAATTAAAGTCAGATATAGAGTTTGAATCTAAGTTCGCATATAACTCTGTAGGTCACATAATGAATCTAGGAAATATACATGCACAAGATTTATACATATTTCTAGTCGATCTTTATGGTGCAGAAAAGATAGAAGTTTTAGAGGGGAAAGATGAAATTAAATCTGATGACGAAGAATTAGCTATACTAGAAAAAAATGGAGTAACCTAATGCCAGCTTCTATGTACAAAATGGGTGGAAAGAAAAAGAAGAAAAAGAAGAAGGGAGGCAAAAAGTAATGTATCAGTTCAATACTGGCAAACCAGAGCCAGTTAATTGTCCAATGCCTACAAAACCTAAATTTAGTTCGATGTCAAAGATTGAATTAGAAGAATATGGTCGTACAATAGGCTTGGAGTTAGATAGACGTCTAACGAAAGCAAAACTAATCGAACAATTAGAAAAGCAATGAAGAAAAAAAAGAAAGGCGCAGGCTTATATGCCAACATTCACGCTAAAAGAAAACGTATTGCAGCTGGTAGTGGTGAAAAAATGAGAAAAAAAGGTGCTAAAGGCGCACCAACTGCAGCACAGTTTAGAGAAGCAGCAAAAACTGCAAAGAAACCTAAGAAAAAGAAAAAATAATGGCTATTACCTACAGAGGGGAAACTTTTAGCGGATATAACAGACCGAAAAGAACATCAAAACACCCGCGAAGTAGTCACGCTGTATTAGCTAAGGAAGGCGATAAAGTTAGATTAATAAGATTTGGCCAGCAAGGTGTAAGCGGTGCAGGTGCTAATCCTAAAACAGAGAAAGGCAAAGATAGACAAAAAAAATTTAAGGCAAGAATGGCTAAACATATAGCTAAAGGTAAGATGAGTGCAGCTTATTGGGCTGACAAAGTTAAATGGTAGGCTAGTATAGTATTAAATTTACCTTGCGGGTATGTCTGAAGAACAAAAGCAAGAGGCTGCGCCAACTGCTAACAATGACGAGCTATTAAATCAAATTAAGGCTCTAGAAAGCCGTGTTCAATCAATGGACGCGAAAAACAAACAGCTACTAGACGAAAAGAAAAAGTATCAACAGCTAGAGCAAACATTACAATCAATGCCAGACGGCACAGATGTACAAAAACTTCTAGAGTTTAAACAAAAAGCAGAACAAGCTGAACTTGAAGCCAAAGGCAAATATGCTGAAGCGCTACAGGCTAGAGATCAACAGTTTAGAGATGCAAGTGCAACGAAAGATCAACAAATACAACAATTAGAGGCGCGTGTTAAAGAACTAGAGCTAATCACACCAACTGTCTCAGCATTAGCAGAAATAGTACACGACCCTGACATGGTCTTAAAAACAAAACTAAGCACTGAGCAAATAAAAAGAAAAGAAGATGGCACAGTTGTTGTTGTCGATGGCTATGAAGAAACACCAGTGGCTAAGTGGGCTGAGAGCTTACCAGATTGGTTGAAGAAATCAGATTCTGCTAGAGGTTCAGGCGCACCAGTTGCAAGAAAAACATCTGGAAGTATGCCTATAGGTATGGATAAAAACCCATTTGAGAATGGTGGCAACCTTACAGAACAGATGCGATTATTTAGAACAAATAAAGCGTTATACGACCAATTAAAGGCACAAGCTAAAAAATAGTTGTTTATTTTATAGTTTTCTGGTTATTATAAACTGTAACTAGGTCTTGGCTGCGCTAGGGTCTGTAGGGCTGCGCCCGCAATATTGTAAACATTATTCAAAAGGTTTTTTTTCATGGCCACTCTCAGGAGTGATGTGATTATCCCAGAGGTATTTACACCATACGTCATAGAGCAAACTACATTGAGAGACTCGTTTCTTGCAAGTGGTGTTGTTCAACCTATGGCAGAACTAAATGCTACTGAGGGTGGTGATCTCATCAACGTACCTTTCTTTTCTGCAAACTTAACAGGAAATTTTGAGGTTTTATCTGATTCTAGTTCTCTAACTCCATCAAAGATTACAACTGACAAGCAAGTTGGAGTAATCCTACATAGAGGTCGAGCATTTGAATCTAGAGATTTAGCTGCACTAGCTGCAGGCTCAGATCCAATGGCTGCAATCGGTCAAAAGATTGGTGCATACATTGCCCATCAAAGACAGAAAGATTTACTTTCATGTCTATCTGGTGTTTTTGGTTCAGTTAATACAACTGATTCCAACGCTGCATTTTTTGGTTTAACAATAGATGGTGGATCAGGCGATACACCAACAGTTCTTAGCCCAAGACATGTTGCAAAGGCTAAATCACTTCTTGGAGATCAGGGAGACAAACTAACAGCGGTTTGTATGCATAGCGCTGTCTATTATGACTTGGTAGAGCGCAAGTTAGTTGATTATGTTCTTGCTGGTGACGGCAATGGCGGTTCAGCTACTGCATCAGGTGGAACAATCGCACCAGCTTATGGCGGTGGTAATGATACTGTTCCTACATATTGCGGTTTACGCGTTATCGTTTCAGACGACGTGGCAACTACTGGTTCAGGCTCTAGCACTGAATACTCTACTTACTTCTTTACAGCTGGTGCTGTAGCAAGTGGTGAGCAAGCAGGGCTACAGACAGAGACAGATAGAGATATTCTTGCAAAGTCAGATGCTATGTCTATTGACTTGCATTATTGCTACCACCCAGTTGGGTCTAAGTGGGCTGTTACTACAACAAACCCAACACCAACTCAATTAGAAACTGTAAGCAACTGGTCGAAGGTTTACGAAACTAAAAACATTGGGATAGTTAGGGCAACTAACATATCTACAATGGATTAACTGAGGTAATTTATTATGCCAAGTTTATTTGAAGCTGCTGCAGGCTCTGCACTCGGAGTTGTAACAGCACAGACAGGTTCTGTGACTCAAGCAAGTAGTAAATCTACAGGTGTGACATTAAATAATGTTGCTGGTGCGATCACAATGAACAATGCTGCATTAGCTGCTGCAGCTGAAGTTACTTTTACTGTTACTAACTCAAAAGTTAGCGCAGGCGACGTAGTTTTAGTCAATCATGGTTCTGCTGGTACAGCTGGAACTTATGTTGTACAAGCTAATACTATTGCTGATGGTTCTTTTAAGATTTCCGTTGGTAACGTATCTGGCAGTAGTGCATCAGAGGCTATTGTCTTGAACTTTATGATTTTCAAGGCTGGTTAATGGGAATATTTGCGTTTAAACGTAAAAGAGAACAAGAGGCTGCAAAAGTGGCCTCTGTTCCCATTAAAACTAAAAAAGTTAAACGAACTAAAGTAAATGGCGATCACAATAGTCGAAACAGTATCAAGCGCAACGGCAAATAGTTATCAGACTCTGGCAGCTGCACAGGCCATTATTGATGGTCTTGTAGAAGATGATGACGTTGTTGCATGGTCTAGCGCTACAACAGACCAAAAAAATAGAGCTTTAGTTACAGCGACAAAAAGAATTGATAGAGAAAGGTTTATTGGAGCAAGGGCAAAACAAGATCAAGCACTTCAATGGCCAAGACAAGGAGTACGTAAGCCAGATACATTTACCAGCACTTATACAAGCGGGTTTCCATATCGTATTACGACTGATTACTATACAGAAACAGAAATACCACCAGAGGTAAAAGAAGCACAAGCAATATTAGCGGTTTATTTGAACAATAATAAAGATGGGCTAGGTTTATCAGGTTTAGAAGATTATAAAAATATCAAGATTGGTAATATAGATGCAACACCTAATTTCTATGGTGCTGTCGGTGCAGATCGAGTACCACCACTGTTTGAGCGCTATTTTACAGGCCTCAGAATTAGTGGACCAGCAAACGTATCTATTAAAAGGAGTTAATTATGAGCTACTACCCAGCAGCAGTTATTATCAACGACACAAGCACAGTTACAGGCCGTTTTGGCTGTATTAAAGCGCTTAAAGATTCTGAAATAGCAACTTTAGTTGCAGAAAATATAACTGGAGATCTTACAAGCATTGAGTTTAAGTCTAACTGCGCTATTGAAGGTGTAATTACTAGCATTACATTAACTAGCGGTACAGTTATTGCTTATAGGCTCTAATGGGTTTAGCAAAATTTCTTAGAAAAGCTGCCTCTAAACCGATCAATAAACTCGGTGGTGATGTAACTATAAAAAGGTTTACTAATGGAATCTATGATGCAAGTTCTGGGACTTTTTTTAAAAATGAAAGCTCTGTTACAATTAAAGGTGTTTTATCGAATGTATCTAGAAATCAAGTAAATGATTTGATTGAGTCACAAGATAAAATTTTAACTATATCTGCTGCGGATCTAACATTTGTACCAACAACAAAAGACACAGTAATAATTAATAGTGTGAAATTTAAAATTATACAAACTAGAACAAATGAGCAAAATAATACACCAATAAGTTTTGATCTTATCTTAAGGTAAAGATGGCAAGAAAAATTAGGCTAGATCAAATAGATGATGTTATGAGGGAAGCGGTAGAAAAATTAGTTGCCTCCACTACATTGCAATGGACAGCTAGAGTAAAACTAGCAACTCCTGTTGATACTGGAAGATTAAGAGCAGCATGGCAGACTGATATAAAACCACTTGAAGGCACAGTAACCAATAATGTTGTTTATGCAGAGCCTGTATGTTTTGGTGTTAACTTGCCATCATCATGGGGAGGAACATATAGGACAAGACAAGGAACTGTTGCTGGTTTTCCAGAACTTATTGGAAAAGAACTTGAACAATACGCCAGAAAAGAGTATGAAAGAATTAAAAGAGGTATTTAATGGCTGCAACTGATTTAAACACAGTACGATCTACTATTGAAGGCAGGCTTGCAACAGAATTAGCATCAAGTCCTGTTATTCCTGTCGTATTCAATAACATGAATTTTGACTCTACTAGTGAAGATACTTTTGTTCAGTGTATAACAAGTTTTGGTGTTGGTGAATATTTAACGATGGGAGGAACAACTGATTCAGATAATAATGTTGTTGGTTTAGTGCTTTTGAATGTTTTTACAGAGGAAGGTTTAGGGGCAGGGTCGAACTTTACAATTTGCAAAAGGCTCAGAGACTTATACAATAGAGTGACCGTATCTAATGTAATCTTTGATTCACCTGTAGGGCCTGAAATACTCACATCAAGTCCAGAAGGTAAGTTTCAAACACAAATTAGAATCACTTTTAACATTTTTGAAGAACTTTAATCATGCCAAAACTTGTAATCACTGAAGAAATGCTTGATGCTATAGAAGCTGTTAAGGGATCAAGAGATCCACAATTATGGGATCCAAATTGTAAAAGATTTATGCAAAATCAACAAAATTCTGAAAAAGATGTAAAAAAGTCTGAAAAGAGTTAATATATTTATAAATATTTCTTTTTTTTGTTATGGCTGCTCTTAAAGGTGATGTAGGTAAAATAATGTTCCATAATGCTGCTGGAACAGAAGCTGATATATCAGGTCTTAGAAATTGGTCTTTATCAATTACGAAAGACACTCAAGAAACCACAGTTCAAGGTAATACTTCAAAAACTTTTATTGGTGGTCTCATTTCTGGAGAAGGTTCAGCAACTCTTATTTATGACAATGCTGGTAACTCTGATTATCTAGCATTCGTTGAAGATGTTTTAACAACTGGTGATGCAGCTGATGCGTTGTTTGAGTTATTTCCAGATAGTGCAGCAAGTTCTAAAAAGTTTGGTTTTTCTGGTATCATTACAGGTGCTGAATATGGAGCAACACTTGGTGAAATTCAAGAAATAAATATCACCTTCCAGACTTCAGGTGCCATAACTTCAGATATATAGTAAATTTAAAATACTTCGCACTTAATTTATGCCAAACAAAAGAACTATTGACCTGTTAACTGATTCTTACAAAGATCAGATGACAGCAAGACGTAAATATGAATTTAAAAACTCTAAAGGTGAAAAAGTTGTTGATTTATACTTTAAGCCATTAACTAGATACGATAGGCAACGTGCGCAGGGCGTAGCAGGTACTGATGAGGCTCTTACAGTATCAACTCAATTACTTTGCCAAATGGCAGAATTAGAAGATGGAACTAAGGCTTTCGCTCTAGCTGATGCACCAAATTTACAGAGAGAGTTACCAGAAAATATTTTAAACGAGATAGAGTTATTTCTGTTCGATATAAAGCTTGATGTAGACTCAGCAAAAAAAGATTAAAGCGAGATAACTGGTTAAATTTTGAGTTTTTTCTCGCAACAGAATTAGGCAAATCAGTAGAAGAATTAAGAAAATCCATGACTGAAGAAGAGTTAATATATTGGGCTGGATATTATGAAAATAAATTTGACGAAGAAAAAAAAGCAGCACAACGACAAAAACACAATTCAAGGTAATATATAATAAAGACTTTTTTTATTTGTGGCACAGGCAAATGTAAAACTTACAGTTGATGCTTCGCAAGCCACTAGAGCATTACAAGGCGTACAAAATAAAACAACAAAATTACAGTCAGCTTTTGGAGGATTAAAAACAGCGATTGCTGGAATTGGAATTGGGGTTTTAGTAAAAGGAACAATTCAAGCTGCAACTAATTTTGAAAAATTAAACCAGCGCTTGAAAATACTTACTAAAGATAATGGAACTTATGGGGAATCTCTTAAGTTAGCAGAACAAGCACAAACAAAATTTGGCTTAAGTTCGATTGACGCTTTAGAAGGGGTTACAAATTTACAAGCAAGACTTGGCCCATTAGGTTCAAGCATGGAGGAAATATCAGCAATATTCAATGGATTTAATACAGCAGCTATCCTGTCAGGTGCTTCCACTCAAGAACAGGCAGGGGCGATGCGTCAATTAACACAGGCATTGGGTTCTGGAGTCTTAAGAGGTGATGAATTTAACAGTATTTCCGAACAGATGTCAGCAGTATTGAAACCTATTGCAGATCAGTTAGGAGTAAATGTTGGTGAATTAAGAAAATTTGCGGCTGAAGGAAAAATAACAAAAGATGTAGTTGTTGGTGCATTTAAAGAAATAGAAAAAGAAGGAAGTAAAGCACTTAAAGAATTAATAAAAAATGACCCAACAATGGTGTTTAAAGTTTTAAGTAATGAAACGGAAAAATTATCAATCGCTGTCGGTACTTTATTAGCTCCAGCGGTTTTAGATACGGTTTCTGCACTTACAAAACTTGTTAAAGGTGCTTCAGATTTTGTTAATTCACCAATAGTTCAAACAGCAGCAATATTTACTGGGATAGCTTTTGCTGTAAAAGGAGTAACCACTGCAACAACTCTCTTGTCTGCGGCTCAAGCAATTTTATTAGCAAAGTTTAAATTAACTACAGCAGGGGCTATTGCTTATGCAAAAGCAACATCTACAGCTTCGATAGCTACAAAAACATTAGCTATTTCTACAGGTGCATTAACATTAGCTTTTAAAGCATTACCACTTGTTGCGGTAGCTACAGGAATCGGAGCTATTGTTACACAACTGATAAAACAAAAAAAAGCACAGGATAAAGTTACTGATGCAATAAAAAAAGGTGAACTGGCACAGCTTAGAGCTTTAGAGTCTGATCTAAGCATAAAAATGGCAAAAGAATTTGGAATTATAAATAGTTCTAATGATAAAAGGTCAATAGCAGCAGCAGAAAAAAGGCTTGCTTTATTACGAAAACAGTTTAAACCTATCAGAGACAGAATTAATGAAGTTATAAAAGAAAATGCAGAAATTGATAAGACAAATAAAAAATTAAAAGAAAAAAAAGATTTATTAGATAAAAACGCAGAAGCAGCAAAAAAATTAAAAGAGAAATTCGATGAGATCGGCAAGTCTATTGAACAAAACTTAGTGCAAAACTTAACTGACGCTGTAATGGGTGCACAGACGCTTGGACAGGCTTTATCTAATGTTTTAAGAGGAATACAGCGACAACTGGTAGAAATGGCGGTGCAGAGCGCAGTAGGCGGTATAGGTGGCCTATTTAGTAATGTCTTAAGTGGAATATTTGGTGCTAATCCTACACCAAAAGCAATGGGCGGCCCTGTCTCTGCTGGCGGCTCTTTTTTAGTTGGTGAAAAAGGCCCTGAGTTGTTTGTACCACAAAAAAGCGGTACTATAGTTCCAAATCATGCTCTTGCTGGCACAACTAACGTAGTAGTAAATGTAGATGCCTCTGGCTCTGCTGTTCAAGGTAATGATGATAGTGCTGCTAAACTAGGTGAAGTTATAGCATCAGCAGTACAAGCAGAAATAGTTAATCAACAAATGGCTGGAGGTTTATTAAGCTAATGGCTAGTTTTCCAACAACAGTTAATCCATCTTATGGTGCGGTCAAAAATTCTGAGCCAAATGTTCGTATTGCACAGTTTGGTTCTGGATATTCTCAACGCTCAACTTTTGGGATTAACCAAAACTTAAAAATTTATAATTTTAATTGGAGAAATATATCTGAAACAGATGCAGATGAAATAGAAACTTTTCTTGATGCAAGGGCAGGGGTAGAAAATTTTGATTACACACCAGCAGGGGAATCAGCTTCTAAAAAATTTATATGTCCTCAATGGAGAAAAACTATACCTTACTTAAATAGAGCTTCAATATCAGCTACGTTTGTAGAGGTGGCTGAAGCATGACAAGCGCACAAATAGTTCCAGCTTCTTCAAAAATTAGTGAAGAAATACAAAAACTTGAACCATCTGCACTGATTACTTTATTTGAACTCAAATTAACTCTTGACATTAATGGTGTAAATCAAACTTATTATTATCATGCTGGAACTAATGAGTTAAAAAGTAATATTGTATTTAATGGTATTACTTACGTTGCCGCACCTGTAGAAGTAAAGGGTTTTGATAAAACTACAAAAGGAACATTACCCAGACCTACTTTTACTGTTGCAAATGCTGATAATGCAATTACAAACTTAATGCTTTTGTATAATCCTTTGAATGCAGAACTAAAAAGAATACAAACACATAAAAAATTTTTAGATGCTGTAAATTTTTCTAGTGGTACAAATGCAACCGCAGATCCCACCGCAATAGCACAGACTGATGATATTTGGTATATAGATAGAGTTGCAGCAGAAACACCTCAATCAGTTTCATTTGAACTTACTGGAAAAATTAATATGCAAAATCTAAGACTACCTAAAAGACAAATTGTTGAGCATTGTCCATGGCTTTATAAAGGAACACAATGCGGATATAATGGTTCAAAATGTTTCGATGTTAATGATGTAGAGTTAACAGGTGC